GTGGAACAACGGTTTCAAGGTGTATGGCAAGCTGAACGCGGGTCCGGAAGTTCTGCTTTACGATCCGTTCGCCCACGGGCTTAGCACGCTATACTATCCCACCGCTCTTGCCGCGTGGGAAGCGATCAATGAGCAGATGCCAGTAACGCTCACCGGCTATACTCAATACCGCATCGCGCCGATCTTCGACAACAACCCCGGCGATAATCGCGGGGGCATCTCCCTCACCGCTTATATCGGGACGGTGCCATGAGTTTTAACGAACGCGAAATATCCAATCAAGACGGCCAGCCTATCGCGTTGTATCGGTTCCAATGGGGCAACACCTTTTGGTTCTACACCAGCGCGGATCGTGCGATTCCCCGAACGGAGATCATCGCAGGCGAACCGACTGAAGTTGAATATCTGCCTATCGCTATCAGCGATAACGGCATGGTGCAGGGCGGCGAGCAGAGTAATGACTTCACTGTCAGCGCGCCGAACAACCTCCCCTTGGCGCTGCTATATCGCGGCACCCCTCCTAGCGGCACAATCTTCCTGACGGTGCGCCGGAAGCATCATGGCGATGACGACGCTCCGGTATGGTGGATAGGCACGGTGGGGAACGTGAAGCGGCCTGATGATGTGAGCGTCAACATCATCGGCCGCACCTTGACTTCAACTTTTCAGCGGTCGGGCCTGCGGCTTAGCTGGCAACGGTCATGCCCGTTCATCCTCTATGACGGTAACTGCAAAGCCAATCCTGAAACCTTTGGCGTGGCCGGGACGGTCACAGCGAAGGACGGTGTTTCGATCACCGTGACGGGCGGCACTGTCGGCTATGAAAACAAGTATCGCGGCGGGTTCATCAAGTGGGAAGCCGATGTCAACGGCACCATGGAGCGCCGGGGAATCGAGCAGATAGGAGACATCGGCAGCGGCGTCTTCCAACTCTTCGGCCGCCCGGATCGCTTGGACGTGGGAACGGAGATCATGCTGTATCCGGGTTGCGCGCACACGCCCACGGCTTGCGATACCGATTTCGACAACCTCGCCAATTATGGCGGCTATGATTTCATGCCTGGTAAGTCGCCGTTCGACGGCACGCCGGTTTTCTAAGGGGCCTGTAAGATGCCAATGTGGGCGTGGGCGCTGGTGATGTTGGTAGCCAGCTATGTAATTCAGTCTATCGTAATGAAGCCTCCGGCCACGCCACAGGCTTCTACGCTTGAAGACTTCGACATCCCCCAGGTCGAAGACGGCACGCCGCAGGCCGTGCAGTTCGGTGACGGCTGGACGAGCGGATGGATGGTGCTTTGGTATGGCATGTTCCGCACGATCAAGATCAAGTCGAAGGGGAAGAAGTGATGGCTGAAGAAGTTACTTCCGGCGTCTTGGTTTACATGCGCCACATCCGCGCCGCTGGCATCTGCGGTCCCGGCGTCACGACTTGGTTCCCTCGCCACGGGATCGACAAGCGGCGGTTGCGGAAGGGGCTTCCGGTCGAAGAGTTGGAAGCGACCGGCGAACCCGCCGCGCTGAAGGTTGCCGCTATCGCAAGGGCTGAGCATAATGGGCAGTAAGAAGCAGACTATCGGCTATCACTACCTGATGGCGATGCTGTCAGGCTTGTGGCGCGGACCCATCAATGGCCTCACCGGAATCAAGGTCGGTGACAAGATGGCTTGGACCGGGAACGTGACCGATGATTCCATGCAGACGATCAACGTCCCTAGCCTGTTCGGCGGCGAGAAGAAGGAAGGCGGGATCGCGGGCGGGTTCCGCGTCTTCATGGGCGCGCCGGATCAGGTGCTTCCCGGCGCCGGGGCTTACACGGTTTCGGCTCCCGTCAAAAGCGGCACGCTGCCGGATGTGCAATCTGCTATCGGCGGGCTGGTGTCCGAGTTTCGGGGCGTTGTAACCTTCTGGTTTGACGGTCTCATCACGTCGATGAACCCCTATCCGAAGGCATGGAAGTTCCGGGGATGGAGGACCACGGCCGGGTGGTATAACGACGATCCCTGGTATCCGGAGAAGGCGACGATCTACCTTACGGGATCGCAGATTGTCACGCTCGCACAAGCGACCGCGAGCGGGTGGACGGCTATCATCGCACAGATGTTGGGCCTTGGAACCACGATTATCAAGACGGGTGTGATCGGCGGCATCAAGGCGATGAATCCCGCGCACATCATCTATGAGTGCTGCACCAATCCGGAGTGGGGGCGCGGCCTGGACCGGGCGTTACTGGACGAAAACAGCTTCGTCTATTCGGCCAATCTCTTCTGTTCGGAAAACTTCGGCCTGTGCATGACGTGGTTCCGCAAGGAAGAGATAGACGTTTTCATCCAGACGGTGTTGGAGCACGTTGGCGGCGCGCTCTACACGGCCCGCGAAACCGGGCTTCACCCTCTCCGCCCGATCCGACTCGACTATGATCCGGACAATATCCCCACCTTCGATGAAGACAGCGGCCTTCTCGACATCCTAGACGACGACACCGCATCTTCCGACACCGCCTATAGCGAAGTCATCATCACCGGGCATGATCCTATCGAAGACAAAGACTTCGAGATGCGGGCGCAGAACACCGCCGCGTGGCAGGAATCCGGTGCAGCCAATACGCTCGCCAAGACTTACAAGGGCCTACCTACCAAAGAACTCGCCGGTCGCGTAGCCGCCCGTGAACTGAAGGTCCACGCCTCCGGCCTGAAGCGGTTCCGCGTGGTGCTGGATCGTCGCGCTTGGCGCGTGGCTCCCGCGTCGGTCTTCAAGATCATCTCCACGAAGCGAGGCATCGGCACGGTGATCCTCCGGGCGGGCGAGATCGAGGATACGTCGATCACGGACGGCCGGATCACGATCAGGGCGGTGGAAGACGTTTTCGGTATGCCGGAAACCAGCTTCATCGAACCCGTTGAAGGCGAATGGACGCCGCCCGCGACGGACGCTCAGCCACCCACGGCGGAGTTGCTGACGGAAGCCGGATACCGCGACATCTATCTTGTGCAAGGCGAGTCCGAAGCGAACGCCATGACGGAGGGTGAATCGGTGATCCTCCAGGTTGCCGCCGCGCCAAGTTCAACCGCGCTCGAATATGACCTGTGGACGAAAGCAGACGGCGAAACGGCATACGATAACCGGGGCAGCGGCCACTTCACCGGCACTGCCACCCTGGCCGCCGATGTCGGTCCTCTCGATACCACCTTCATGCTGGAGGACATGGCCGACTTCGACGCCGCTAACATCGGTGACGGAATCCTGATCGGCAATGAGATGGTGGGGTTGGTGGACATCGACACCGACACAGGCGAAGCGACGGTGAAGCGCGGTGGCGCCGACACGCTGCCGCAGGCCCACAGCGCCGGGGATCGCCTGTGGACGGTTGACGACGACGCCACCAGCGACGGACGCATCTATGAAGAAGGTGAGTTGGTTTACGCCAAAGTTCTCACCAAGACTTCATCGGACGAACTCACCTTGGATGAAGCGACGGAGCAGAGCGTCACCGTTGCGGGACGTGCTTTCAAGCCTTTCCCGCCTGCCGATCTCAAAGTTGATGGGGATAGCATCTTCACATTGACCGGCGAACACACGGAACCCGTCTTCACCTGGGCGGAACGGAACCGGCTGACGCAGGCTGATGTTCTTTACGGCCACACCGAAGCGTCGATTGCTGGCGAGGTCGGGCAGACCGTTACTTTCCGTATCTATAATTTCTCAGATGATACCTTGCTTCGCACCGAAACGGGGATCACCGGAACGACATGGACCTACGACGCGACGATGCAAGGCGCGGACGGCGGCCCTACCGCTGTGCGGGTGGAGATGGAAAGCGACCGTGACGGTGTGGTGTCGTGGCAGCACTATAGCTTCCTGGTTGTCCTGAAGTCCGGATGGGGCTATGGATGGGGCCTGAATTGGGGCGGCGCGGGCTGATCGCCCGGAAGTAACTTCGGAGAATAAGATGGCACGCACACTACCGAACTTGGAACTGATCGCCTTCTTCCTCTTGGGGGAAGATGGGTGGGATGACGAGATGAGTTTGAACCTTCTCAAACTCTCCATCCTCACCCAAGGCATCGCCAAGAGCAAGGTATCGGCAACGCCAGGTAGCCCGACTGAAGGCGACGTGCATATCTTCGATGAGACGCACGCCACGCAGCCCAACAAGATCGCGGTCTATGACGACGCGACGTGGAAGCATATCACGCCGAAGGAAGGCTGGCTGATCTACAACCAAGCGACGGACAACTACGAGAAGTTCGACGGCACGGTTTGGGCTGCGCTCCCGCTTGGCGTCTCCCAAGCCTACGTTGACGGCCTCATTGCGAAAATCTCCAGCCGGAAGGTTCGCGTAGCTTCGACGGCGGCGATCACTTTGGCGACCGGCTGTGAGAACGGCGACACGATTGACGGCGTGGTGCTGGCGACCGGCGACCGGGTGTTGCTGAAGAACCAAGCGAGCGGATCAGAGAACGGGATTTGGGTTGTCGCGGCGAGCGGATCACCTACCCGCGCCGGAGACGCGGACTCTTCCGATGAACTGGTCAACGTCTCCGTGTGGGTGGCGGAAGGAACGGCTAATGCCGACACCCTTTGGACTTGCACCACGAACGCGCCTATCACAGTCAACACCACCGCCTTGACCTTTTCGCAGACGGGCGCAGGCCCGACTTACGCCACCCCTTCGGAAGTTAATTCCGGCGCCAGCACAACGAAGGTCATCAGCCCTGACTCGCTGAACGATTCCAACTACGGCCGGAAAGTGGTTCAAATCCCTTGCACCGATCCGAACGGAAGCGCGATCTCGACGGGTGACGGCCAAGGATATTTCGTGATCCCTCCAGAACTGAACGGCATGAACATGGTGGACGCACAGGCCGCCCTGGTCGGCGCTGTTTCGACTTCCGGTTTGCCGACTGTTCAGATTGCGAATCAGACTGACGACGTGGACATGCTGACAACCAAGATCACAATTGACGCAAATGAGCGTTCGTCCTATACGGCGGCAACTGCGTCGGTGATCGACACGACAAAAGATGATGTCGCGACCGGCGATATTCTTCGGTGTGACGTGGATGTTGCCGGAACAGGCGCTAAAGGACTTTACGTTATCTTGACGTTCCAGTTGCCGTAAGGAGATCATCATGGCTGGCGGCCCTTTTCTTCCCAACTCGCTTTATCCGGCTGATACCGCAGGCCGCTTGTTCCCTTCATTCTATGGTGGCGCGGGTGGCAATGCGGCGCCCCGTGACGAAGGCATGGGCGTCATGGCCTCGCTTTCGGCAGATGCCACTTGGGAACTTCGCTTCCTCATGCCGCCCTCGATTCCGAGTGGCACCTTCAAGCTGCGGCTCCTGGCGCTGGCGAACGCCGCGACCGGCAACGCCAAGCTGACGGTCAAGGATGGTATGTGCGCGGCTGGCGCTTCGCCTTCGGCGGTGTCGCTCAACAATGAATCGCAATCAACGGTTTCGTGGGGCGCTGGCGACAACGACAAATATAAGGAATTGAAGGTCACGCTATCGGCCACGCCTTCGGCAAACGATGTGCTGGTGCTGGCGATCACGTTCAACACATCGAGTTGGACGCTGGCGCAAGTCTCCACTTGGATTGCTTCGATCATTTGGGAGTAAGCGCATGGCGCGGACTTTCGGCGCATCGGATTATGTGGACCTGGCAGACAATGCCGCGCTGGCGGATAGTGTGTTCTCCGTCGCCGTCTGGTTGAAGACGACGAACACTGGCGTTTGGGAGTTTCTGTCCCGCCATGACGCATCTAACAGCCGGAACGGGTGGGGCTTCTACAATAATAACGCCTCCCCCGCTCGCGTCATTGTCTATCGAAAAGACAATTCCACGGGAAACTATACAGTCGGTGATACAGGTTCGAACATTGTTGACGGTAACTGGCACGCCGTCCTGGCGCGGATCGACAGGGCCGCAGGAGGCGCCATCGAACTCACCGTGGACGGAGTCACGAACACAGGAATCGGGACAAACGCCACCAACTACAATTCTAACATCCCGCTTCGTATCGGGCGCTCGACGGACGGCTTCTGGAGCGGCTTTGTTGGCGACCTTGCAAACTTCGCTTTGTGGAACGGGCGTCTCAGTGACGACGAAGTTGCCGCTTTTTGCAAAGGGATGTCACCCGGCCAAATCCGCCCGTCCGCGCTCCGCGCTTGGCTACCTTTGAGGACTTAACCAGATGGCACGTTCCATGTCAGGCGGGCAATACGTCCAGGTGCCGGGAGACGCTTCGCTAAACGGCTCGATAGGCGCGTTCGCCTTGTGGCTGAAGGTCGCGAGCGCGGTGACGAACGCCAGTATCTTTTGCAAGTCGGACAGCAATTCGCGAAACGGGATGACGACTTTCCTTTCTGGCGGCTTGTTCAGCTTCAACCTCTACAACGGCAGCGGCACCGTGACCAATCCGGGGAACGGTGGGGTGAACCTGAACGATGGCGCTTGGCACCATGTAGTCTTCAACTACAACCAAGCGAACGGCGGCCAGCAGTCTCTAGTGATCGACGGAACCAATGTAAGCACGGTCACAAATACCGGAGCGTGGAACTGGAATGGTAGCCAGGTCACGCGCCTTGGCCGATCCACTGATGGTTTTTGGGGCAGCTTCAACGGCGCCTTCGCGGAATACTGCCAATACAATGTGCAGTTGACCGACGATGAGTGCCGGGGACTCATGCGTCACGGCCCCTGGCGGGTGCGGCCGAGTGGCCTCCTTGTCTATCTCCCGTTGAACGAAGGCTGAACCAATGGTCGCTATAGTCGATTTTGGCCCCAAGCGCCTAACGATCACCGACAACGCGACAAGCCAGGCGAACCATGCGCCGGTAGGCACGCTGAACGGTCGCATAGGTTCTATCAAAGCTACGCCGGTTGTTCTCACGACACCGGACTTCGGACCTAGCAGCCTGACGATCACCATGAACGGAACCACGTTGAGCAGCGGCAACCCGCCGATGAAAACGAATTTCGGTATGTTCGGATCGGGGCAGCTTTACACGTCAACCTATGTGCCGCCGACTCCTACTTGGATGTCGAAGGTCATCATCGTAATGTGAAGTTACTTCCGAAGGGGGATTAAATCTATGTTGGGCGGGGAAAGAGTGCGAGGCGTTAAAATGCTGATACTATCTCTGAAAAAGCATTTCCCCGCCAGGTGGCCGGAGTGGTTCATGGCGGGACTCCTGTTCGCGTGGGGCGCCTATGTCGCGCTGCACCCGGCGCTATTCACCAATCCGGCCACGGCCACGGTGATGTCAGGCATGGCCCTGATGGCGGGATCGTTGCCGCCCGCCGCTATGTGGGGACTGAGCGCAACAACGGTCGGCCTGATCCGGGGTTCGGCGCTTTTCATCAACGGCGCCTACACCCGAACGCCGATGATCCGGCTCATCATGTCCTTCGCATCCGCTTTTATCTGGACGCAAGTGGTTGTTGGGCTTATTAAATCCGGCGTGCCTAACATGGGGCTGGTGGTTTACAGCGGTCTTGTGGTTATGGATATTGTGTCTGCATGTCGTGCGGCGGTCGATACGGTCTATGCCGAAAAGCTGCGTCACGACATCAAACAGGGGCAGCGCCAGTATGACAACCGCCGTAGCATCGCCTGACTTCGTAACGATTGCAACCAATGTCGGCGTCTTCCTGGCGACCGTTGGCGCAGTCGTCGCGGCCATATGGAAGACCGTCAAAGCTATCAAGGTCGCGGGACCGGAAGCAACAACCGCGACAAAGATTGTCGGGGGGACGATCTTGGACAACGCCTCCATCATCCTGTGGTCGGAGAGCAATCGCAACGTGGTCGATGAAGTCAAGGCTCTAACTCGCGAAGTGGTGGAACTGCGGTTCGCGGTCACGGCGCTGAAGGATGAGATGAAATGAGCGATCCCGTCATCACCGATCTCCAAGACCCGCTGCCGGAATCCAACTGGTTCTGGCGGCGGGTTTTCACGTTCGCTGTCACTGCCGCCGTGCTATGGATGCTGTGGGGTGCGATTGACCGGCTAGGTGCGGTCGCCATGGTGCGGCCGGAGAATGGCGTGCCTGCGCTCCTGAAGCTGTGCAAGGCTCTCATCACCTTCTCCATGATGATGATAACTTATTACATGGTAGCGCCGTCAGCGGAGCAGATTATCAAGATGATGAAGACCGCCACGCTGCTAAAATCCGGTGTCCAGGTGGCCGGAACAGCCGTCACACGGGACCAAGCGGTGGCGAAGACGGTCGGATTGCCTCCTACGCCGCCGATTCCCGGCGCCTCAGACGAAAAAGGGCCTTCGGTGGGGGTGAACACCACCCCGCAGCCTGACGGGCCTCCTTGGGCCTCCTAGCGGAAAGGGAAAATCATGGGTCGCATTACGGTAGATCAGGACAAATGGAACCAGCTTCTCCGGCTGGTGCATGAACTCGGCACAGACACGGAAGTAATTTCCGATATTGTCGTCACCGCGCCGCCCGCTCCGGAACCCCTCTTCACCGGCAAAGCCAAGCTGGCATGGGGCGCGAAGGTTACACCCACCTTCCGCGAACGGGTGTGGTGGATCGCGGACGACATCACGGCCAAGCAGAAGGCGCAGTTCGATGCGAACTGGCTGATGGCCTGCATCGCGTGGGAGAGCGGAGAGACGTTCGCGCCTGGCGTGCTGAACAAGGCAGGCTCCGGCGCTACCGGGCTGATCCAGTTCATGCCCGCGACCGCGAAGGAACTTGGCGAGTATCGGAAAACGACGCTCACCACCGGAACGCTGGCGAACATGACGGCGGAGGATCAGCTTACTTGGGTCTATTGGTATTTCCGGATGCAGATAGACCGCCACGGCGCGATCACCAATCTGGAGGATTGCTATATGGCGATCCTGTGGCCGGGTGCCATTGGCAAGCCAGTTTCCGCTCCGCTGTGGGAGAAAGGCAAGATGCCGACAACCTATCGTCAGAACGCCGGACTCGATTCCAACAAAGACGGCACGATCACGAAGCTGGAGGCGGCGAGCCACGTTCGCGAGAAGCTGGACAAGGGGATCAAACTTGCCGCCTGAGATTGACGATCACCGTTTTGCCGGGGCCGCCATGGTGGTTCTAGTTTACTTCGCGCTGGCCCTGATCGCGGGCGTCGGCGCGATCCTTTGGAGGATTGTATGACACCGTTGCAATGGAAGTTGATCGGCGGTGGAGTGCTGGCGATGATCGCTGGTATCTTCATCGCCTCTTGGTTATCTCGCGGGGCCGAGATCGAGCGGCTGGCGGAGTGGCAACAGACGGTGGTTCTCGCGACCACGGCGGCCACCGTCGAGCCGGATAAGAAGGGTATCCGCAAAGTCTTGGAGCCTTCACAGGTGCCAGCCGCTATCGCGGCGCTGAAGCGTTCGGCCGACAACGCCGAATCAACCTTGGCTTCGATAGATCAAGCGGCGCTGAAAGATAAGGCGATTGAGCGAAAGCTGGATGAGCAACTGTCGCTACTCCTGGCCGATCAGGACCAGCGGGCGAAAGGGTCGGCCGCGACGATCAAGGACCTCCTGAAGCGCGCCGCGACCGGCGACCGCGAGAAGGATTGTGCGGTCATGGAATCCGATAGCGAAGCTGCTTGGAACGGATGGAGGAAGTAAATGCGAATCAGTCTTACCCTCGCAATGCTCATGGCTCTCACGGCTTGCGCCCACGATCCGGCGCCAGTCGAAGTCCGCTATAAGACGATCACCACCGTCAAGCGCGGTCCCTGTCCTGATGCGGCGGCCTACGGCAAGATCAAGGCAGGGCGGCCGACGCCTCTCCGGAGCCAGGCAAAGCCGCGAACCGGGGCGGAGCGTGTGGCGCGGCAGAGCGCGCAGCTAGGGCTTTATGAGGCTGAAGGCGGATGGGCCGACAAAGCTATGGCCGCACTGGATCGGTGTCAAGTGGCCGGAGAGGATCGCGAGGAAGGTGAGGGGGTTGCGGACAGTCCCTAGATAGAGTATCCTGTCATCGCCTCATGATGGGTGGAAATCCCTTGGAATTGGTCCTCCGGGGGAACGAAGGAGCCGGTCATCCCCTCGCAACGGATGACCGGCTTTTCCTGTTTACAGGATGTCCCGGCCGCGACCGGGCCTATCGAGCATATGGGACGTAGAATCTCCGGCGCGGGCCTTTTTGGCGCGGTCGCTCAGGTCTTTCATTCGGGCCGCCTGTTCGAGTATCGAATTGCGGTTGACCTTGGGTGTTGGGATGTGATCCACTTTCGCTTCTCCCACAAGAGGGTCGATCTTCTACCACGGGCCAGCGGATGCCGCAAGTCGGACAGAAGAACTCATCGTTCTGTCTCAACTCGCGGCATCCGCTCATCTCACAGGAACCTTTCCTTGGCGAGCGTCAGAACCGCGTCAGCGTCTTTGGCCGCCTTATCCGGTGTCTTGCCGCCTGCCAAGCCCGCGCCCACCAGCATGAGCCACATCGGGGCGGCGCCGTCGCCGTCCAGCATCTCGCGGTTCTTCCGCTTGGTGTAGGCTTCTTCCTCTTCGTCCATCTTGTGTCTCCTGGATGCTTCGTAAGCGGCCTTGCTGCCGAACTTACGCCTGCCCACCCTTCGCCGCCAGCTTCGAGTTGATGAGAACCACCATCTGCCCTACCGTGGGCGCGCTCTCGGCTTCGCCATCGGTGATCTCGACGCCGAACGCATCTTCAAACGTCATGACGAGATCGACGCAATCAAGGGAATCGCATCCCAAGTCGCGCATGAAGTTGGCATCGGGGGTGATCTTTTCGGCATCCGCGCCGATGTTGTTGCGGATGATCTCCTGCACCTTCTCGGCACACGATTCGGAAGTAACTTCGGTCATACTGCCTCCCTGTTCATGGGTGGAACGATGAACCTGTCAGACTAACGGGGAAGTTACCCAACTGTGGACCCCATCTCTCGTCCCGAAATCGAACGAAACATATTGGTTAAAGTTGAGAGTCAGGCCCATCGTTCCTGTGAACCGTGCGGTAGGGGGCGGGGTGCAAGAGCCGCACGGTTCGCAGGAAAGATGGGAGCCGGGAGTTGTGTCGCCCTTCCCGGCCCCCTGATGGAGCCGGGTAGCAGGGGAGGCTTCGTTCCCCTTCAGGTGGCGCCAGCATCAGCTCCACCTTGCTCCCGGCTCCTTTCGCTTAGATGTCAACTTCCTCTTCGTCGGGGACATTGGCATCCGATTTGGTCTTGGGCGGCAGCTTGGCGATTTCGCTGTCGTCCTCTTCCACCGGCACCGCGCCGGGGATGCCGAGATCGTCGCCCTTCGACTTCTTCGCCTTGCCCTTGGCCGGGGCGGCCTTCTTAGCTTTGCTGGTGACGGTCTTGTCCTTTACCGGGGATGGGGCGTCCTTCACCTTCGCCTTCTTCGGTGCCGGGGCGTCCTCTTCAGCAGGCTCCGTCTTCGCCTTCTTCGCCGGAGCGGCCTTTGTCTTTGCAGGCTTCTTGGCGGGCGCCGGGGTTTCCTCTTCGACCACCGGCAGTTCGATGGTGAGCGTGACGGAGCCGCCTGCGGTCGTCAGCTTGACGCCCTCTTCACCTTCCTCGACGGCGACCGCATCGCGGATCGCAGCGGCGGCCGACTTGACGACTTCCTTGATGTCATCACCTTCCTCGAACGTGACGGTCGCGTTGACCTTCTGCGTCTTCGGGCCGGTGTGCTTCTTGGTCGCCTTCTTGCCGGTGCCAGCGGTCTTCGAGATCGCAGCTTCGATCTTCTCGGCCGCGCTGTCTTCGTCCTTCCGGAGAAGCTGGATCGCCATGGTGGACGACACGGCACCCGCCGCGACATGCTGCTTCACCTTCTTGTCGGCGTTCGCCAGCAGCAGCACATCAGACAGGTAGCGTTCGCTGACACCCAGGCGGGCGGCGATGTCGGGCTTCTTCGCGCCCTCTTCCGCCAGCAGGCGCTTGACGACAACGCCCATCTCGAACGGGGTGAGCGGTCGGCCGCTGTTGTTGGTGTGCAGCGCAACCGTCAGGTCGGTGAGCGAGGGCGCGGGCGACCGGATGATGATTGGCAGCGTGGCGATCTTGTCTTCCGAATCTTCGTTGATCTCGTTCACCGCATCCAGGCGGGTGTGGCCGTCCGTCACATAGATGACGTTCTCATCACCTTCCTTGGCGACATAGCCCGCCAGCGGCTTCGTCTGATCGAATCCGTTCGCCTTGATGAGCGCCTTCAGGTTTTCCTTGTGCGCCTCGTATTCCGGCGAGTGGACGCGGACGTTGAAGCCGGGGATCGGCTTGATGGCGTCCACCGGCACGCGGTATAGCTTGCTGGTGGTAGCGTGCGCTTCCTTCATCGTCGGATCGACCGGGCCTGCGGCGAGGTCATGAGCGAATTTTGTCTTCGGCAGAGTCAGCTTGTCGGCCATGGTAAATTCCTTCCAATCGTCGGGGGCTTTATGGGATCAGATAGCGCAAGCGCGACGGACCAGGGCAGAGCGCGCTTCGGGAACGCTGAAGCCGTCGCGTTCGATCTTCAGCCAGATAGCTTTGATCTTGTCGCTTGCTTCGTTCCGCACCTTTTCCTGTGCAATGATTCGGTCAAGGTGTTCGTTCAACTTACGCTCTTGCATGAGTTCCTGTTGAGCGCGTGATAGCGCCTCATTGGGTGTCTCATGTTTCGTCTTCTTAGCCATTGGTCCGGTCACTTCCTCGCTAGGTGACTACGCCCCATATGATCGCATGAAAGGCGGTTGTCAACTGCGCTATTGGGTTATGTCGGAAGTTGCTTCCGTCTCATTGCATCCCGTGGTGGGACAATCGGGGTGAAGGCAGAACCGATTTTCGACTTGCGTTATCAGCGTCGATGACAGAGCGCGGATGACCCGTTCAGCGTCATCGCGATCATTGCACTGGCGCAGATATGGTTCATCGGTGTAGCCGCTGATCCGCACCGCCCATATCGGACGGTTCCACTCCTTCGGTTCTTCCGGCAACTTCATGAGATGGCCGCCCGGATTGTCCTCTTTCGGGAATAGCGGTTCGCGCTGATCCTTCTCGAAGATACGCACGGTGGTTATCAGCTTGTCATGCTCGACGGTGAAGCCGTAGATCGCCATCATCTCGGCCATCTTCATCGGAGAGTAGGACATGTTTGCGCGACCGCCGCCTTCCTCTTCGATCAGCGCCGCAAGCACGGTTGCCGTCTGCATCGCCATCAGGGTTTGGATCGTCTGCGCTTCAAGCGTGGCGCCTGCCGCCATCATATCGAACTGCGGCTGCACCAGGGCGGCGATCTTCTTGACGGTTTCAGCAACAGAGCGCGCCGATATTTCCTCATAAGGGTCGCCAATTTTCAAACCGCCCATCGCGAGCATGATTTGTCGCTCCAGTCGGCTCATGTCGGGCATCAGTTTCTCGACTTCTTCGATTACAAAACTCATGATGTGGTCCTCTTCGTTAATTCACGATGCTCTGATAGCAGAGCATCAAGGGCGTCCGCGCATCGACGGTTGTAGTCCCGAAGGTCCATGTTGCCTTCTCTCGACATCTGCCGCCACAAACGCGCTTTGTCTTCAAGCAATTCGGTTTGCTCCGGTGTCACGGGTGCGCCCGGAGCCACGCGGCCACTAGGGCGGCGGCGGGGGTTATAGCGATAGCGACATGCCCCTTGCGTTCCTTGTTGATCTTCGCGAGTTCAACAGCCCACGCGGCGATCCGGCCTTTACCGCTATCAGGCGGAACCTCCGTTTCACCCATGCGGGTTATGAACCAGTTCGATTCAAGAGGGGCTTCGAGCGCCCCGTGGCGGTGGCCGATGGTGAAGTGGACAGCGGTTCCGAAGTCGGTGAGGATATGGGGCATCGACTGCCAGTGCGACTCGCCAGGTTGCCTCATGCAGTAGCCGCGCTTGTTGATGGTGGTTTCCCATCCAAGCCGGTCGAACACCTTGCGCTCTGCATCGCGGTTCGGTCGCGTGAGTTTGCAGATTTCAGCTATCAAGCCCGCATACTCGATGGCCTGATCCATGTCATCCATGCTCATCGGCTTCATCCTTCTTCCCCCTCTGAAGTTAAGATCAATGCACAGAGATCAGGGCGTTTTGGTTTGCCTGATACTCTTCAGCGGTGATACCGAAAACCCGTGCGCGACCGACACCCATTTTGCCGCTGCGCTCCACCATGAAAGCTCCGGTTCCGAAACCGATACCCACGTTGAACTCCATGAGGCAGGACTCGCAGGCGAC